CAAAAATGGGCTGATGAAATGAAAGCTCAACTCGGTGATGACAGATTCAATCGTGAAATCGGTTGCGAATTCATCATTGCAGACGAAACCCTAATCAATCCAAACACATTGATTATGCTTGAGGGCATTGAACCTAATAATAGAATGGGACAAGTACGCTGGTACAAACTACCTGAAAAGGGCAAACTATACGTAGTTGCTCTCGACCCATCATTAGGTACAGGTGGCGACCCTGCTGCTATTCAAATCTTTGAAGCAAGTACGACTACACAAATCGGCGAGTGGAAACACAATAAGACTGATATTCCTAGTCAAATCAAACTACTAGCTGAGATTTGTAAGTATATCTCAGAAAAGACTAATGAACCAAACAACATTTACTACTCTATTGAGAACAATGGCATTGGGCAAGCAGCAATTGTATCGTTAAACGAGTACGGTGAATCAAATATAACAGGTATTTTCATAAGTGAAGCAGGTAAAGGTAAACGAGGATTCACTACCACCAATAAACCTAAACTTGCTGCTTGCGCTAAGTTCAAAACCTTACTAGAATCAAAGAAACTAACAATACATAGTCGTTCACTGATAAGTGAATTGAAGGCATTTGTCGCATCCGGTGGAAGTTATGCTGCTAAGATTGGCGACACTGATGACTTAGTTATGTCATCTTTACTAGCAGTGCGTATGATGACGCAATTAGCAAGCTATCACGGTGATCTTGAAAGCTATATTAGGGACCACGATGAGATGATTGAACCACTTCCCTTCTTTGCTATATTGGGCTAGTACGGGATAAATATACATATGGCTCAAGATACAGAAAACTTTAACAAAGAATTATACAACCTTTTAAAAGTGAGAGGGTATGAACCTGTTCCGCTAGACAGCAAAAATCAACGTGTTCCTGCTAGTCAAGCAGCAGATGTTATACAATTTACTTTCATTAAAGACGGTGAAGACTATGGTAAAGTTTGGTTAACAATTGATGAAGCAAAAAACGTCATTGTGTATTACGATGAAGAACAACAAAAAAGCCCCAGCGGTAAAACACCCGGTGTAGAATATGATGATAGTTGGACAGGCTTCCTAAAGCATGTCAAGAACTGGGCACAAAGACGCCAGCTAAGCTTTGAATTGCTAAACAAAGACAGATTGAGCGATGACATGAGACAACGGGATTATTACAAGATGAAAGAAAGAGTAGCTGAAGGTTATTACCCAATGGGCAAGAAAGCGTCATATAATGATGCAGTTCCTAATGTAAAGATTGTTTTACAACACAACCGCGCACTTGAAGAAGGTGAACAGCGTTATCGCAATGTAGCTAAAATCTATCTTGAAAACGTCGATGGCGAAAGATTCCTAGCTCCAACTAATCGCCCCGGCATTGCTCGTGTATATGCTCGTCATATTGCAGAAGGCGGCGTGCCCAATGATGATCGTTGGAACCACATCAAGTCAATCTGCGAAGATTACACTAAGATGGCTGGCTTTGTTCGTGCTACACGTAATGGACAATTCAACGAATCAGCACAAGAACTTGTAACTGAAGGCATCAATCACTATAACGGTCTTCGTGAAACACTAAGCAAGATGACCGGACATCGCGGTTATCAAGCATACTTTGAATCATGGACACCGGCTCTCATGGAAAATGAAGGCGACGAATCCATCAACGAACTATTCGTGCAGGAAACAATGGATCCTCGTATTGAATCAGCTATGCCAATTCTTTCACGCCTTCGTAAGCCGGTTGCTGAAATGAGCGAAGTAGATACTCTTGCTGAGTGGGCTGACACTATCATTAGCGAAAAACTAGAAATTGACGAAGGCGATGTTGTTCCATTCAAGAAGAAAGATGACGAAGATGACGATGATTGGATCCCATCAATTGAAGACTTTGAGCAGGAAGAAGCAATCCGCAATCGCAATCGTGAGTATCAAAAACGCAAACGCACCCCTGCAAACGATGTAAACGAAATGGATAAGAGTCCAGAAGCTAACCCATATAGTGGTCAGGGGCATAGCAAAAGTGACGACCATGCAGGTAAACCACAACATACTGCTAAGATGATGGCTGCTAAACAGGCAGTTAAGATGGCTAGAAAGACTCTTGACAAAGCATTCAGGGGCGATGTTGAAGAAAACTTTATCGGCATGGCACCCCAAGCAGTAGCAGAAGAAGAAGTGGAAGAAGGCTTAGACGCAAACCAAAAGCGTGTAGGTCAACTCGGTCCTACAGAAAAAGTAAAGAACAACAATATCGGCAAGCTAGTCGGCGCCAGCGAATCAACAGAGATTGATTCGGCACTAGCTCGTATCATGGAAATGGCCAGATTCAAAAGATAATTATATTTTGGGTACATAGTGTAAAATATTATTATATTATGCACCCAAATAGGTTGTAAATACATTGCACATGAGTTATAACATAACTTGTGTGTAGTTATCTCCGATAACGAAACATAAAAACACTTACAAAGCTCAACTTAGGCACATTTTAAAAGGAGATTATACAATGGCAAGTCTAGCAGAAATCCGGGCACGTTTAGCAGCCCAAGAAAACAAGGGCCAAAATAACGGCGCCCGCACACAATCAGATAACGCAATCTATCCCCACTGGAATATCAGCGAAGGTGCTACTGCAACCATTCGCTTTCTTCCAGACGCTAACCCTAACAACGAATGGGGCTTCTGGGTAGAACGTCAGGTCATCAAGCTTCCGTTCAACGGCATTAAGGGTGATCCAAATGCAAAGCAAATTACTGTGCAAGTTCCTTGCGTAGAAATGTATGGCGATAACTGCCCCGTTCTTGCAGAAGTTCGTCCTTGGTACAAGGATGATACTCTTAAGGAACTCGCTAACAAGTATTGGAAGAAGCGTTCTTATCTCTATCAGGGTTTTGTTCGCACTAACCCGCTCGGTGATGATCAGACTCCAGCTAACCCAATTCGTCGCTTCATCATCAGTCCACAGATTCAAACTATCATTAAGGCATCTTTGATGGATCCTGAAATGGAATACTTGCCGACTGATTACACTAACGGTTTGGACTTCAACGTTAAGAAGACTTCAAAGGGCGGATACGCTGACTACTCAACTTCTAATTGGGCCCGTAAGGAATCCCCGTTGACGGAAGCTGAATTGGCAGCTATTGAAGCTCATGGTACGTATAATCTTGCTGACTTCTTGCCAAAGAAGCCAAGCGAAGCAGAACTTCGTATCATTAAGGAAATGTTTGAAGCATCTGTTGATGGTCGTCCTTATGATAATGATAAATGGGGTGCATACTATCGTCCGTATGGTCTTGCAGCTCCTGAGGGTGCAGCAGCACAACATACCGAGTCTGCTGAAACCAGCTCTCCTGTTGCACCCAAGATAGTTGACTATGAGCCAAGTCACGGTGCCCATTCACAGCCGGTATCAAACGATGTTCCTTGGAATGAAGATGAAACTCCTGCTGCAAGCGATGCTGTTGTACTTCCGAAGTCCGATACATCAGGCGACAAGGCTCAGGACATTCTTGCAATGATCCGCGCCCGTCAGTCTAAGTAATTGCTTAGTTTGGGGAGGCTAGTGCCTCCCCATTTGACAGGAGGTTTATATGACATTACCAGATGAAAGATATAGAGCCTTGAAGCAAAGTAGAAAGCTTTTAGAAGAACTTTGCGACCCTGGCAAAACACCGAGAGTACCAAGCATCATTCGTGATCGTGCTAGAACTATTCTTCGTCATTATCCACACGATATTGATATGGATCGATTGGCCGAAAACAATCCCGAAATGCTTGAAAAAAACTTACCCGGTGATAAATTAAAACAAATTGTAAGATAGGAATAAAAATTGGCAAAACCATTTGATATTAGTAAGTTCCGCAAGGACATCACCAAGGCTATTGACGGCCTTAGTATCGGATTTAATGATCCGACAGATTGGATTAGCACAGGCAACTATGCACTCAACTACCGAATTAGCGGTGATTTTAATAAAGGTATTCCGCTCGGCAAGGTTACAGTATTTGCCGGCGAGTCAGGTGCAGGTAAATCCTACATCTGCTCAGGAAATATTGTAAAACATGCCCAGCAACAGGGTATCTACGTTGTACTAATCGACAGCGAAAACGCACTTGATGAATCATGGCTTCACGCTTTGGGTGTTGACACTGGCGAAGACAAGCTCCTCAAGATGAACATGGCAATGATTGATGACGTTGCTAAGACTATCTCTGACTTCATGAAGGGCTACAAGGCCATGAATGATGAAGACAAGCCTAAGGTTCTATTCGTCATTGACTCACTTGGCATGTTGCTCACTCCGACTGATGTTAATCAGTTTGAAGCAGGTGATATGAAGGGTGACATGGGTCGTAAGCCTAAGGCATTGACCTCACTCGTTCGTAACTGCGTAAACATGTTCGGTTCGAACAACGTAGGTCTTGTTGCAACTAATCATACTTATGCATCGCAGGATATGTTTGACCCTGACGATAAGATTTCAGGTGGTCAGGGCTTCATCTATGCATCATCTATCGTTGTTGCAATGAAGAAGCTAAAGCTTAAGGAAGACGAAGACGGCAACAAGGTCAGTCAGGTCAACGGTATTCGTGCTGCTTGTAAGGTAATGAAGACTCGTTACGCAAAGCCTTTTGAATCTGTTCAAGTGAAGATTCCCTACACAACAGGAATGAGTCCGTACTCAGGTCTTACTGATATGTGTGAAGCATTGAAGATGCTCAACAAGGAAGGCAACTCGCTTGTGTATAACAAGCTTGATGGAACTATCATTAAGAAGTTCCGTAAAGGTTGGGAAGCAAACGATGATGGTTGTCTTGACGCTATCATGGAAGAATTTGAACAGAAGAATTCTAAATTAATTGTTGCGGAAGAAGCAGCAGCAGTAGAAGAGGATGTTGTGGAATGAGCATATCTCTTATCAATGAAGTTTGGAAGCTATTGAAGCCGAGCATTGAGGCAGGTGATACTGACGGTGCTGCTGAAACTCTAGTCAACTATCTCGTTGAGGAAGAGATTGCTTCTGCACATGAAATTAAGTCAACATTTCGAGGTGACAAGGATATCAAGGCCGCTCTTGATTTTT